GAAATTGGTGGATGATTGTCTTATTGATTCTCCTAGGGTTTTAGAACCCTCTTTGCACAAAATTGGAGATTCAATTTACCACAAATACTGGTGTCTCAGGGATGCTGGCGACTTGGCAAAGTATTTTTACTTACCTTGCGTTGAGATGCCCGTTTTTCTCAAGCTTGAGGAATGTCGTGGATTTTTCCAGAAGATTTGGGGTAAAAGTAGGAACCTTGCTTCTGAAATTTTTGGGTTTAGATTCGATCCTATACTCAATAAGGTCAAGCAAGCGGACTCTTTGACAACCTTCATTTCCGGTCTGGCTGGTAATCGTGTCGACACTTCCATTTACGCTGCCTATAATTGGCTCGCTTTTGGTTCAGCATGGTTTCATGACGCTGCTGCGAAGTTCAAGACATTCCATTCTGATAATAAGTATACCCACTATAAGATGGTTCCTGTCCATCTAGAATTTATAGATTATGTTTTGAATTATTATGATAGAGATCTGAAGAGGTATGGCTGCTTTCAGCAAAAAGTTATCAACCATTCTGTCATACTCCAAAGTGTGCTTAATGATATAGGTGTGATAACAAAAGGAAGGATGGGTGTCGTTTGTATGTTTGCGCATGCCATTATTATTGCCCAAAGCCTACTCCTTAAGAAGTTCTGCGAGGAACAAATGGCAGGTAAGAGTAAAGCCTTGGAATTATGAGGTTCCGGCGGGTGGGGCTTTTATCACAAACCATACAAAGAGTTCACCACCGACGCCCCTGCTTTCAATTTCGATGTTGGAAATAATCTAATTGGTTTTAAGTGTAATAATCGCTCCTTTGACTACAAAGGAGAACTCCCCTTTAAATGTAGGGATAATGAAATGTACATAGGTAAGAAAAATGTAAATAAGAAATACCAGTTCTACCATGCATCCTTTGGGAGGCACAGTCATTGTATATATGGAAATACCCTTTCTAATTTGGAGACTGCGCTTCTTCGGTTGACTGGAAACAGGCCCAACGAAAAGAAGCTCCGACGCGCCAATCGTGCCTTTTTTCCCCGCAAGCGGACTAGAAATTTCACACGTTATTTTGAGAGTGCCTTTGAACAAATGCGCTCCAACATCACGCGTGCTTTATCTGGTTACGTTGACGGTGATTATTTGTTTAGATTAATAGAAGTGGTTCGGGACAAGAAACATCCCAAATATGAACTAAGAAAACAAGCTTTTATAGAGCTTGATCGTGTGCGGGAGTACTTTAATTCCACCTCCCTTTTTACACACCATGTTGCCGGCAAGATGAAAATCCCTGAATTTGCTAAACCAGGGAAGAAATGTCGTCTTATCGGTGATTTTTCTTGTCCCGGAAGTTTACTTGGTTCTTTTATTGTTCCCATGATTAAAGAGGGAATGAGTGTTCCTGTTGATATTGGTGGTGATAGGTACCAGTTTTGTGCGTCTACTGAGACGCGGTTTCTGGATAGCTGTTTGAATGACATGATAAATTGGCAGGGAAATTATTATCTATTCTTCTCTGATGATTGCACCGCCAAAATAGACGGTGAATTTTACAATATTGACATTAGCAGCTGTGATCAGAGTAACGACTTGCCCATCTTTGATAGATTGGACTGGTTGGTTTCTCGAAATCCCGCTGCAGCTTCTATTGTCAAGCGTTGTATTAAACAATGTCTCCTGCCCATCAGACTACGGAACCCAAACAACTCCTCCGAAGTCATTTCCGCAAAACCAAG